TGCCGGTATCTTCTGGTCTCAACTTGATTCAGACACGCAGAAATTTGCAGATCAAATCGCAAATGGTGTCGGGCAGGTAGCGGAGGTGCTGGAACAGCAAATAGCTGATACCACGCTTCTTGATTACAGCTCTCTTCGTTCAGACTTTCAGGACTTGCTTAATGATATGGACGCCGATTCTGCTGACTTCGCTGATAACTTCGAGGAATATATGAAGAATGCCATCGTAAATTCTATGCTTAAAGAAGAATTCATGGACAGCTTAATGGCTTGGAGAGAAAAACTTAACAATGCTATGGATGACGGTGTGACTGAAGATGAGTATAATGCACTGAAGGCAGAAGGGCAACAGCTCTCTAATGAAATGAAAGCAAAACGAGATGCAATGGCAGAAATGTTCGGCTGGAATGATAACGACGATGAGCGTGAGGCATCAAAGAAAGGATTTGCTTCAATGTCGCAAGATTCAGCCAACAAACTAGATGGAAGCTTTGCTGTAATGACTTCGCATACTTATTCTATAAATGAGGAAGTTAAGAGTATTAATTCAGGAACAGAGAAAATAGCAGAGAAACTGTCATATCTAATAAATATGGATAAGAATATGGCTGAAATGCTTCGGGGTAATGATACTATTGTTTCCCATTTATCGGATATCTCCAATTACACATCTAACCTTGTGGAAATAAGAGAGTTCATGTACGCTGTAAAGCTGGGAATAGACACGTTAAACACTAAAGGTATAACATTAAAGCGATGAAAGGGCAATTATTGATTGACGGAATAGAGGCATATACCAGCTTGGGTATATGTGTTACAAAGGGAAGTTATAATAATCTTGTAGCATTTCCTGCCATGAAGGAACCAGATAAGAATGATTGGCCGGAGGAGGATGGACAAGAATTCGATCTTTCTTGTCCTGCATTGGATACGGCCGAAGTAAGCATTGAATTTGCGTATATAGGCAGTTTGGGTATTGGTGGATTGATTGATATACTTTCTGACTTAAGCTATCATGAATTTTACTTTCCTTTCATTGACAGGAGTTATAAGTTACGTCTGTCTTCCCAAAGCAGCTATGTTATTAATCCGAGCCTTGAAGTTGCTAAATTTATTTTTAGTAACGACTTCCCCCGAGAAGTCGATTACGAATACCAGGAGCCCGTAAATGAGCTTCCAATGCCTAAAGGTTACGAGATTGATGACAAAGACTTATCCGATTATGGCGTAGTCGTATTGCAAGGTAGTAATGCTGAAATACTAAAGGCTCCGACGGTAAAAAAGAACCTATTACAGAATTTTAAGCGTCAAGACGGAGCAATCTACGATGGTGAAGTTGTGAAATTTCAGACGAAAGAAGTATCTCTCAAATGCCTAATGCGTACCAGAACAATTGAAGCATTCTGGCGTAATCACGATGCCCTACTCCATGATCTCACAAAACTGTCTGCCAAGGTCGATGATGAAGGATATGAGTATTCCGATGCGGAACGTATATTTTATTGCGATGAGTGGAGTGAAAGCTATCCCTGTTATTACAAGTCCTGTCAGACAAATACTTTTATGCTAAATAATGGTGTATGGTGGGAGTTCACTTTAAAACTTGTTTTTACCAGCTTCCGGATCGGAGAAACGGAGTTCTTGCTTGCATCCGAAGCGGGTGAGTTTATCATAACAGAGGATGGAGAATTTTATATTGATTTAAATTGAAGAGGCCATGGATGAAAAAGAAATGAATGGAATCGTAATTAAAGGAGAATATCATGAGGCGGTACAATGGGACCTGGAAGGATTCAAATGTCACAAATGTTCCCTTTATGAAGTTTGTGATTGTATAGCAACTTGTACATTATCAGATATGTCTCTTTGTGAACATATTACTGATAACAAATTGTCTGTGTTTGTCAATCGCGGAAAAGTGAAAATAGAAAAAGTATAGAAGCCATGCCATTAAAAAAGAAAAGAATATCAGAATTAGATGAAGCTAACGACATGAAAGGCTTCTTCACTATCGGATACCGAATTGTTAGCGGTGTTAAGACTAGCCTTAAATTCGGGCTAGAGAAGATTCAGACGGCATTAGATAATATGCTCAAGGCTACGAGTGATGCACAAATAGCAACTACCGATATGAGGCAGTTAGAAGCCACAGTTGAAGAGAATGAATCGACTCGTGAAACCGCTGAATCCCGTCGCAATGCTTCCGAACAATCCAGGCAAACTGCTGAAACCGAACGTTCTCGTGAAGAACAGGCACGGGAAGCAGCTGAATCCGTTCGTATCACTAATGAGAATGCACGTAAAACCGCTGAAAGTGGACGCTCTACTGCTGAAACTGCACGGGATAATGCAGAAAAGAAACGTGTAGCTGACGAAGGTACACGAGAATCTAACGAGCAGGTTAGAAAAGATTCCGAAATAGGAAGAGGCAATGCCGAATCCGAACGTGTGGCTAATGAGAATGCACGCAAATCTGCCGAAACTTCCCGTGTCTCCGAAGAAGATAAAAGAAAGACTTCCGAAACAGAACGTGTTACGGCTGAAACCGGACGTTCCTCTGCTGAAAATATCAGAAAGCAAAATGAAGATGCGCGTAAGACAGAAGAAGCGGCCCGCGTAACTGCTGAAGATAAACGGGTAATTGCTGAATCCGGACGTGTTGATACAGAAGCTAAACGTGTGTCGGATGAACAAACACGTAAAAGTAATGAAGATGCACGTAAGACCGCTGAAACAAGTCGTTCTTCTGCTGAATCGGAACGTGTGAAGGAAGAAGACAAACGAAAAACTGCGGAGAGTGGTCGTTCTTCCGCTGAATCTACCCGTGTTTCTGCCGAGGATAAGCGGAAAGCAGATGAAGCGACAAGGGAAACGAATGAAACCTCACGTGTGGCTGCCGAATCTGAACGCGTTACCGTCGAATCTGAACGTGTATCTGCCGAAACCGCCCGCAAGTCAGCGGAGACAAACCGTGACTCCGAAGAAGATAAGAGAAACGCTGCTGAAACTTCCCGCGCTACGGCTGAAACTTCCCGTTCGTCAGAAGAAGACAAGAGAAAGCAGAATGAAGATGCGCGTAAAACTGCAGAAGGTACTCGCGGATCAAATGAGGCTAAGCGTGTAAACGCTGAAACGGAACGTGTCGAAGCAGAGTCTCAACGTAAGTCAGAGTATGCCGGTATTGTGCAGGAAATGACACAGGCAACAGAAGAAGCCACGGCAGAGCTTGAAGCCGTTAAGAAAGCTACTAACGATGCAAATGCCGCTAAAAATGCGTCTGTTGAGCAGACAGCCCTTGCTAAGAAAGCCACGGATGCGGCTAATACTGCGGCTGGTAGTGTTAATGCAGCTAAAGATGCTGCAACTACTGCGGCTGCAGGGGCCAATGCTGCTAAAGCTGAATCAGAAGCTCAAACCGCCTTAGCGAAGAAAGCGACAGATGAAGCAAATACGGCCAAGGATGCATCTGTTGAGCAGACAGGTTTAGCAAAAAAAGCGACTGACGATGCGAACGCTGCTGCACTGGCTGCTAATAATGCTGTATCGGGAGTTGATGCAAAAGTGAAAGCTGCTGTCGATGCACTTGTTGCCGGTGCTCCGGATGCTCTCGATACACTTATTGAGTTAGCGAACGCACTTAACAATGATCCTAACTTTGCCACGACGATGGCAACAGAGCTAGGAAAGAAACTTAATATTTCTGATATTGTTAATAATCTGACAAGTGGAGGGACTAATAAAGTGCTTTCTGCCGAACAAGGAAAGGCATTGAAAGCAGCTTTGGACTCCCATAACCATGATAGCAGATATGAACTGATAATCACTAAACTGACCGCCTTTAACAAGAATTTCGGTACGACCGCCGGGACTGTATGTGAGGGTAACGATTCGCGTTTGAGTAATGCACGGCCTCCATTAGCGCATACGCATAAGGTATCTGAAATCAGTGATTTCCCTACCTCAATGCCTGCAAGCGATGTGCCTGCATGGGCGAAGGCTGCTAGTAAACCTAGTTACACAGCAAGCGAAGTAGGTGCATCTCCATCTAATCACAATCATGCAGGGGTCTATCAACCAGCAGGAAGTTATGCAGCGAGTTCGCATAAACACGGAGCAACGGATATTACTCCGGATAGTACTCACCGCTTTGTTACTGATACAGAAAAAGAGACCTGGAACAGTAAGGCTGCGGGAAACCATAATCATGATTCTACGTATCAACCAAAAGGGAATTATGCAGCTTTATCACATAAGCATTCGGCATCTGACATCACGGATGATTCTATACATAGATTTGTCACAGATTCGGAAAAAGATGCTTGGAATAGTAAAGCGGCAGGAAATCACAACCACGATTCAGTATACCAACCTAAGGGTAGTTATGCTGCAAGTTCTCATAAACATACAGCGACGGACGTTGAAGAAGATTCGACTCATCGTTTTATGACGGATGCAGAACGTACAAAACTTAGTGGAATAGCCTCCGGAGCTAATAATTACTCTCATCCGGCTTCTCATCCAGCATCAATGATTGAAGAAAGTACTACAAGAAAATTTATGACTGATGCAGAGAAAACTTTACTAAGTTCTCTCGAAACTAATGCAATTCAAGTAAACAGTCAAAGTTTAGGACAAAACGGATATGTTAAGTATAGTAATGGCTTATTAATGCAATGGGGAACAAGAGCCGGAGCAACGGGGACAACTAGTCTGTATTTCCCTACCAGCTTCTATGATACTAATTATAACGTTTATCTTACTGGAGGGATAAACGTTACAGGTGAATCATTTGTGTATGCTCCGGGTTATGACCCTAAGAATAAGAATAAATCATATTTTAAATTCCTTACCCGTGGAATAAATTCAACTCCGGCTATCGTTTGGACTGGCTGGGATTTTACATGGTTTGCGATAGGTCGGTGGAAATAAATTAAAAACAAATATCATGAAGTATTGGAAACAAGGATTTTATGACGAACCTATAGATGGTTCGGTAGAAATTACAGAAGAACATTATCAGGAGTTATTGGTAGGACAATCGGCCGGGCTACTCATAGCTGAAAGCCAAAAGGGATATCCGATCTTAGTTGTGCACGAAGCTACTATCGAAGAAACCAGAGCGCAAAAACTAAATGAATTGCGACTTTATGATTTATCCGAAACAGTAAATCAATTCAGTATTAATGACGTATTCGGTTGGTTAAACAAAAGTACCCGTGTGGGGCTTATGAACTCAATCAATATTGAGAAAGAAGCCGGACGATCTGAAACAAGTATCTGGATTGGTGATATAAAGTTTATCTTATCAATCGAAAGAGCTATTGACATGTTACAACAGTTAGAATTGTATACCCTTGCGTGTTATGACACGACACAAAGGCATACGAAGGCTATTAGTCAATTAGAGACAAAAGAAGAAATTGAAGCATACAGCTTCAAAACTGGTTATCCCAGAAAGCTCAACTTTTCCGGATACCCTATCGTATAATCGTAGTTTTCAATTTCCTCAATTGTCTGCAATGATCTGACTGCTGCGATGTGAGATTGTGTCACATTGTAGCAGTTGAGTGCATACAGTTCTAAGGCATTCAACATTGCTAAAGCGTTAGGTATAGGGATAACATACTTCACTGCATCATACCATAGGGTTGTATGCGTTTTCCCTACATTTTTCTCAATCGAAATTGAGTTAAATAATCCAACACGTGTGGATTTGTCTAACCATACACTTTCCCCTTCAATTTTAAAAGAATTGACATCGGCCGATTTGTCAAACATCTGTATTTCAGATATTTTCATTTTTCGCACTTCTTCAATGTCGTACTCATATTCTACCAATATTGGGTAGCCATTCTTGCTTTCAACTATAATCAACCCAGCTGATTGCCCTGCTAATAGTTGATTGTAATACTCATCCATAATTTCTACCGAACCGTCTACCGGTTCATCGTAGAATCCATTTTTCCAATACTTCATGATATTTGTTTTTAATTTATTTCCACCGACCTATCGCAAACCAGTCCCATGATTCTTGTGATAAACCAGTAGTCCCCCCACTTGCATAATTTCTATTCAAATAAAATCTACTAACTGTTTTATTTATTGCCAAAGGAGATGATGAATATACGGCGGAGTCACTACTAGGCTTATATACAGTTGCAAATATTTTATATTCAGTATTATAAAAAGATGTAGGCATAGTCACACTATACGAAGCTGTAGATGAACCTCCAACTCTGCCCCATTGTACAAGTAATCCATTATTAAATTTTGCATAACCGTTCAAGGATAGATTTACGCTTATTGCGTTCGATAGATCAGCTAAAGCATACGTAGTCTCGAGAGAACTTAGGTGAATTAAACTACATTTTGAGTGATTTCTTTTAAATATTTTTCATTTTGATTTATTTCGTGACAATGCCGTTGATGTTGTGTGTTATATATTATTTTGGCAATGATTCGTCTATCATTTCCTTACTTTTATGCCTATTATTCAACACATTTCTATTTGACGTTTATATTTTAGGATATAATTCTAAAGGTGATATGATTTTATATAATGGTGATAAGGAAATAAAAATCGAAGTAAAGGATGAAAGCTACTCTTATGAAGCTATCATGGGAGAAGATACACTCACTTTGTATTTTTCTCATCCGGGATACTTGGAAATACCGGTTGGCTCTTGGTGTGACTTCTACGGAAAGCGTTATTCTTTGAAGAAGGATAGCAATTTCAAGAAAAACGGTGAACGTAACTTCGAATATACATTGATTCTGGAAACTGGGAAGGCTGATACGATGTTGTGGAAAGTACGCCATACCATTGACAGAAGTATTAAGTTCTCATATACAGCTAAGGCACACGAACATCTACGTCTACTTGTTGAGAACCTGAACCGTCGGAGTACCGGGTGGAAAGTCGGTGATTGTATCGAGGGAACGGAGAAAGTAATCAACTACAATCACACCTATATACTTGACGCTCTCAATCAACTTGCAGAACTATATGAAACAGAATGGCAGATCACTGAAGAAACTGTGAATGGAAAGCAAATTAAGACTATCCATCTGCGTAAAGTTGAGTATAACAAGGAGAACCCTTTGAAACTGTCGTATGGTAAAGGCCACGGCTTCAAGGTCGGTGTTGGTAGGACTTCTGGGGATATACCACCCGAAATAATTTTGGTAGAAACTACAGATCGCAATATTGATTATTCTACATACGGATCTAAATACCTGTTACTTCCAAAGAATAAGACTCTTGTTTACGAAGGGAAAACGTATAAGACAGATGCGGATGGAACTTGTGTCATGCGTGCTGATAAAGAACTTACAACAGCAAAGGAAGATAGTCTGGACTGTACAGCTATTTATCCTTCCCGTGTTGGTACTGTTAGTTCTGTTATTGAAGTGAACAAGGAGAATAACTTCTTTGACTTTGTAGATAAAGACATTCCTGAAGAGTTGAATTTCGAAGATTGTCTCATAGCAGGAGAAACAATGACGGTTATTTTCCAGACTGGTATGCTTACAGGCAAGGAGTTCGAAGTAAAGTATATCCATGAAGCGAAAGACAAGAAAGAGGCACGTCGATTTGAAATTGTTCCGCAGGAAATTGATGGTATTACTATGCCGGAGCCGGAAGTCTGGCGACCGAAGGTTGGTGATACATACGCAGTGTTCGGAATGCAATTGCCGAAGGCTTATATCTGTAACGATAGTACACAAACGGGTGCGAGCTGGGAAGCTTTCAAGGAAGCTGCTAAATACCTCTATGAACATGAAGATAAAGCATTCATATTTACCGGGACATTGGACGGTATTTGGGCTAAAAAACGCTGGTTGGAGATAGGCGGAAAGATTGTGCTAGGTGGATATGTAAACTTCTCTGACACACAGTTTCATCCGGAAGGTTCTCTTATCCGGATGATCGGAATCAAACGTTTTGTGAATAATCCGTATTCACCCGAAATTGAATTGTCTAACGAACCGATAGGCACGTCTGTTTCAAGTGATCTGAACAAGATCGAAACTAACGAGGTGACAGTTATTGAGAAGCATAAGGATGCACTTCAATTCACAAAGAGACGGTTCCGAGATGCGAAGGAAACGATGTCTATGCTTGAAGATGCACTGTTGAATTTCTCCGGCTCTGTCAATCCGATAACCGTTTCAACCATGCAACTGCTTGTAGGTGATGAAAGTTTACAATTCCGTTTTGTCAATTCAAAAACGAATCCGGTTCAATTAGCTCATAATATCACCTATAATGCCAATACTAAAATACTGAACGCTCCGGCAGGAATCATTCAGCATTTGACACTAGGCATTAGCTCTCTTTCTTCTTCCCACAAGGCAGATGAATACAAGTACTGGGATATGGCTGAATACAATTCTCCGGTGCTTATTGATCCGGTAAAGAAATATTATCTGTATGCCAAAGTTAGCAAGGAGAATCAAACAGGGACATTCCTCTTGAGTGAAACGGCTATTAAAATGGAACAGATAACCGGATATTATCATTTACTCACTGGAGTGCTTAATAGTGAGTATGACGGTAGTAGAAGTTTTGTCGAATTATACGGATTCACAGAGATTCTCCCGGGACGTGTAACAACAGAACGGATTATTTCGCCGGACGGAAAGACGTACTTCGATTTGGTAAAAGGGGAAATAGGCGGAAATATTCAAATTAAAGCCGGTTCCTCCGGATTAGAAAATCTATCTGAATGGGAAGATGCTCATCAGGAAATAAAGGATGCAGCTAAAGCGGCCAAGGATGCTGCTGATTCAGTGGAAGGACTTCATAACTATATAGATGGAGCCTTCGCTGACGGAATTATAGACGAAGCAGAAGCAAAAGCTATTGAAAAGTATATCAATACTGTCAACAATACCAAACAGGCTATCGAAGCAACTTACAATAAACTCTACACGAATGTTTATTTATCCGGCTCTGCAAAGATTAGTTTGCTCAATGCTAAGGTTACATTGATGGGAAGTATTGAGAACCTTATAAATGCTATCAATACGGTCATCGCTGACGGACAGGCCACTGTAGAGGAAAAAAGAGAGGTAGATAATAAGTTTACTCTGTTTAATTCAGCCTTAGCGACTTTCAACACAGCTGTTGAGGAAGCTAATAAGGCAATACAGGATAAACTAAAGGAATATTCCGACGAGGCACTGAAACAAGCGATACAAGCTTTAGAGGACGCTGCGAACGCAGCCAAGGCTGCACAAGATGCAGCCGATTCAGTCGATGGCTTACATGACTACGTAGATGGAGCTTTTGCTGATGGCATTATTGACGGGGCGGAAGCGAAAGCAATAGAGAAGTATCTGAATACAGTTAAGAATACGAAATCTGCCGTTGAAGCTACATATAATAAACTATACGTGAATGCCTATCTGGAAGGCTCTGCTAAAACAGATCTACTTAATGCTAAGGTTTCTTTGTCAGGTGCAATTGATAATCTTATTGCTGCAATAAATACGGCTATTGCAGATGGACAAACGACTGTTGAGGAAAAAAAGAATGTAGATGATAAGTTCGCTTTATTCAACTCTGCTTTAGCCAGTTTCAATACAGCTGTTGAAGGAACAAACAAAGCTATTCAAGACAAATTGAAAAGCTATTCAGATGAGTGTAGTGCCGATCTGAAAGTGCTCAATACTCAAATCTCCGCACAAGTAACTCGAGTTGATAGCTTGACGCAGCGGATAGATACTGCCGGGTGGATTACCACAGCAGACGGCAATAAGATATATGCTTCTAAAGAACTGGAAAACGGCAATACGCTTATATCCTATATTAACCAGGCAGCAGGTGAAACGACGATTCACTCTTCAAAGATTAACCTAGAAGGTGCTGTTACAATCACCGCACTGCATAGTGACCTGCAGACAGTGATTAACTCTAAAATTGATAGAGACGGATTAGGTAAGTTGGCATTTGAGGATGCAGTTGAATATGCGAAGTTAGGCACTACCATTGTGGTAGGCGGTTACCTGAATACTGATTTGATAAAGGTTAGGCACATTGAAGCAGTTTCCGGTTTTATTGGTGGCTTTACCATTGAAGGTGGTCGTCTTGTTTGGACACGTTCAGGGTACTTCGGTGGAACATCTCGCAGTTTGAAATTAGGCTCCGGAACATCAAAAGAAGGTGTTGTAAATGTAACATTCGACGCAGCTACCGATGGACGATTTGGAGTT